GTCCTCGCAATCATCCCCTCCTTGTATTCATCAATCCGATTGTAATTCGCCGACTTCTTCGCGAAGACGTATATTAACTCGTGGCAACGCAACGGCATCTTGTTCGCCGAGAGAAATGATACACCCACCTCTTTATCCCATATTAAATCATACCGAAACCAGTCTGGTTTTGAATTCACCAGTTCCACGCCGAATCGGGCATTACAAAACATCAAAACGGGTGTGTGTTCGTTTTTACAAAGTCGCTCAATCTCTCGCCATAACGCAACGAGGTCTATTTTTACGTCCCAGTCGCATCCCGCGTTCGCTATTCCGTGTGTCGTTCGTCCCGTCGGTATCGCCCCTTTTTTGTTCGTCAGGACGCCGTAAGGGAGGTCGCACACAAATAAATCAATAGACTTATCTGGTAATGATTTCATTTGTATCAGGCAGTCCGCATTCAGGCAAACCGAAGATGAGGTCGTCGTCTCGCTCATATTGATAGTCCTCTTTTACACAACCTCTCGTGATGTCTTTAACGCAAAATTGAAGCATCTCCCAGACGGTCGAGCCTTGGTGTTCGGTCATAAGGAGTTCTTGTAATTGAATCGCGCCAGCCTTTAGGGGTGATTTTGAGTGTTCGTTGTATCTCTCAATTTCATCTTTGAGTCGGTTGTTTTCATCATTCTTTTCTTGTAATTGTTCCTTCAGTTTCTTAATTTCCTCGTCTCTAGATTCAATTTTGTTTTTGAGTTTCTCATTTTCGCGCCGTATTTGTGCCATAAACTCGTCAATTTGGTCGGCGGTTTTTACACGGTCTCGTAATGATGCCCCATCGCTCATTCCCGCTCCTCCATAACCCATCGGGTCATATGGTCGTTTCTTGTTCGGGTCAATCGTTCCATCAGTCGTAAGGACTAAACAGTCCAGCGGATAAAGTTTGATGAATACCCGCTTTTTATAGGCTTCGCACGCAGTATTAATCGCAATTTTGGTATGAATTGCTGAAATCTGCTTGATTTTTTTGTGATGAAGGGCGACTTCCCCCACGAAGTTATGCGTTCCATAGTGTTTTTGCCTTCTATTTCCTTCTTCATCAAACCCTAATGATAGAGTTATTCCATTTTTGATATTCACCGCTAATTTTCCAGCGACTACATTTTTTTTATGATTAAAACGGTATATTTCTCCTGTTTCAAAACAGCAACCATAATCTTTATGAGTTTCGTGTCTGTATATTTTCTTTCCTTCAAATTCAACCATCGGTTCATAGGCAAACTCGGCGGGGATTATAATATCCTCCTCATCATCATAGACGCAACGGCAGTTATTCCACCCCTTCGTCGTGAGTTTTCCGAACCGATTTGTCATATAATCATAAAGTTTGGTGGCTTTAGGGATATGCTTTCCGTGCTGGACTTCATACCACTTCTTCCAGTTTTCATATAATTCGGTCTTTTTGATGGAGCATTCTTCAGATTCTCTAATCATCTCTCTAGCAAACTCCTCTATGACTCCTTCGATGGTGTTAGGGTATCGGTATTTTTCATCACCGATATTTTGCGGAGCAAAATCAGGCACGGGTTCTTCATCTTCCTCCATCGGAGATGGAGCGTCAGCGACTTCAATCTCTCGCACTTCCAGTTCCACCTCCTCCTCTTCGGGTTCTTCGGCGGCCTTGATAACCTTCAGCGGTTTATTCAGTCGCAGGACTATCGTGTCCTCTGGCAAGGCACGCAGTTCAGGAGCGGGAGCGGGAGTGTCGGCAACCATAGTCGGCACGCCATCAATAACATCAATACGATACATACTTATATGAGTAATTATCTCTATGATTAATATATACAGTTCGCTTTAAGTCCGTTTAGTGTGATGTGAGTCGTTGGTGTGTGATTATGTTGAAGTTGGCAAATCATATTTTAGACTTGATTCTCATAAAGAAATGGAGTTGAAATTGAAAGGACTTCGTCCAGACTTTACATACTTTAGATTCTTGTTTTTCATATAGTAATATTCTCCCTGTATATCATCACGGGTATCACCCGCACCATATATGGTGTCATTTTTATTAATCAGATTAAAAAATAAAAACAAGACTAAAAATGAGTTAATCGTAATAATCCCACAATAATCCTATGGTAATTATCTTATTTTGGCACTTAATCGTAATAATTCCCCACCTATAAACCGTTAATTTCCGCTTAAAAACAAGGGATTAATCTTATAAAATGGAGCATCCTCATAAAATAGACTATTACCAGTTTCCCGCAATAATAAAACCAGTCTATAAACCAGACGATAAATGGTCTGCTCCGATTGTTGAACTTGAGGATACTGAAAAAGAGTGGTGGGACGACGAGGATGACGAATAGAATATAAAAAGATGCCGAGAGATAATTACATAACCGAGAGAATGACGAAGACGATTACGATTCGCGAACTGACTGAAATGCTTCACGCACAGGAGGCGGAGATAAGAGAGGAATATCAGGAGAAGGTGAGGAAACTGGTTGCTGAAAACGAGAGATTGAGTATCTGTTTGATGGAGGAATATAAGAAAGCACGAGAGATTGCGGAGAAATTGGAACGCAGGGCGATTAAACCGAATATCGTTGGTGTGCTGGACTGCTCGCCTCCCGCTGATATTACCGAGCAGTTTGATTATTCTAAAATCCCTTGTCTTGGCGAGGACGATGTTTGCGTGTCTTGCGGAAGTTAGAAACACGAATGCCGAGAGATTTATAATAAAAGTAATCCATTCTTCTATTATAAATGAGCGATTATAAACGCGTTTATAAAAACTGGTTGAAATATAAGGCGTCGGATGACGCTGAAATATATCTCTCGGAGAAGAAGGATAAAAAGTTTTGTGTCGTCACGCCGGATGGCAAAACCGTCCATTTCGGGCATTCTGCGTATGATGATTTTACGAAGCATCAGGACGAGGCACGGAGAGATAATTACCTCGCCCGCGCAACTGGCATCAAAGGCAACTGGCGGAAAAACAAATACTCCGCGAACAACTTGGCGATAAATTTACTATGGCAATAAATATAAAGACAAAACTAGTATAAATAAAAATGCCCGTCATTCGCCCCCCTATCAAGCCCGTCGTTCAATCTCTCGTGAAGGTTGGCAAGGTTCTTTGCCCGACGCCCTCCGTCACCATCCGTCCGTTTGACCGCGACAATCGTATTTCGTTTGGTTGCCGTTGAAGATGCCGAGAGATTTGTTTGTTTTTAGGACTACAATTTGTAATAAAAACAAAATAAGACAAGTGTGTATAAAATGTATCGTGGAGAAATACAAAATGATAGTATTGGTGGCAACTACAATCGCTCGTTGGATTATTCGCCCTCTGTTGGTGGATTGGGTGCTGTTGGCCGTGACGAGACACGTAATTTTGCGGTTGGTGCGCCATTAAGGGGTTCTGGAATTGGGCGATGCGAAGAAGAGGCGTATAATTGCTGTGGATTATATGGACGCGGAGAGAATGAAGAAATGGAAGATGACCCGTGCTGGGATGGGTATGAGATGATTGGAACAAAGATGAAGAAAGGACGTGAAGTGCCGAATTGTGTGCCAGTTGGCGGCTATGGAGAACGGCCTGAAGGCGCGACAGAAGTGGCTGATATGAGTAATTTTATTAAACGTTTCTCCCTTGGTAATAAGGAATTCGCGGGGAGGCTCGAAAAGGTGATTTACGGTGAGGGGAAGCCATTTACGAAGGAACAACTCACGAAGATTATACTGGATAAGAATAAGGTGATTGCGGATTTGGAAGAGAATGCGTATGGCGAGGGGTGGCAAGAGGAAATGTTTTCACCAGAGGAGATGGAATCCGCACAGAAACTCTGGCAAGAATATCTAGAGAAAAATCCGATGGTGAAGGGCGGCTATGGAGAACGGCCTGAAGGCGCGACAGAAGTGGCTGATATGAGTAATTTTATTAAACGTTTCTCCCTTGGTAATAAGGAATTCGCGGGGAGGCTCGAAAAGGTGATTTACGGTGAGGGGAAGCCATTTACGAAGGAACAACTCACGAAGATTATACTGGATAAGAATAAGGTGATTGCGGATTTGGAAGAGAATGCGTATGGCGAGGGGTGGCAAGAGGAAATGTTTTCACCAGAGGAGATGGAATCCGCACAGAAACTCTGGCAAGAATATCTAGAGAAAAATCCGATGGTGAAGGGGGAGGGGTTTTGGGATGATGTAAGGAAGGGAGTGGTGAAACATAACGAGAGAAAGAAAATCACGCCTATTAGCAAAGAGGACTGGAAGAAGCAGATGGAAGATTTCAAAGCACCGACGGAGAATTGGGGTGCGGATGAACTGTATGGGGGTGCGGCGGCTAAAGTTGAAGCGAAACCGTCGCCCGTTGCGGCGGCGGCGGCGGCCTTACAACCCGTCCGAACGGCGATACAGAATAAAGTGGGTGATTTGATTTATGGAGCGGAAACCGACCCGAAGAAGCAGAGGAAGGGATTGCTGGGGATTAGTGAAGAGGGTAAAGAGGCAAGCAAAAAGAAGGTGATAAAAAATATCGTAAAACCGCTTATGGATGGATGGAATCAATTATTCAATCCAGATAAAGTCAAAGAGGAGGCGGCCGCGAGGGGGAGAGCAGAAGCAAAAAAGGCCAAGGCAAAAGCGGGATGGTTGTATGAAATGCCTGATGGGACTTATGATGTGTTGCTTGGCCTGACGACTGATGACCCTAATGCTAAATTAGTGCGACAACCGCGACGATACCGTAGATGGGTTGTAAGAAACGCAAAATACAATACTGGATATTGGGTTGATGATTCTGATGAAGGTGCTCCACCTTATATCAAAATACCGAACCCTATTAAGGGAATAAAACCGAATTACACGATTGATGAGTTGAAGAAAAATAATATACCCTTCTTTGTGCCAGTTAATAGAGTTAATAAGACGACTGATAATGAGGAAGTATGGCGAGGTTTGTTTGAAGGAGACGAGATATGGGTGCCTCAAGACAATACCGCCTCTGTGTTGTATCAAAGACTCAACGAATTTAAGAATAAAATGGCGGAGGAGAAGGAACGGGCGTATTATGAGAGTCTTTCGGAAGTTGAGAAGCAGGAATACCGAGAGAATAAAGCCATAGAAAAGGATACGGGGATGACGGAGGCGGCGAAGGCGAAGGTTGAGAAGGATATTGCTGACGAGGAAGCGAAAGAGAAACCCGATACCGAGAGATTGGCGAAGATGAAGGCGGCGCAGGAAAGAGTGCGGGTAAAGGGTGTTGATAATTTTTGGAGAGTTCAGGGGCATACGAAGAAGGTATCCGACCGTAAATATAGAGAGAGGCAGGAAGAGGATGTGAGACGATGGGCTGTGGCCGAGGAAAAAGAGAAATCAGACGCGGCGGAGACGTGGAAGGCGATGACGCCAGCGGAACGGACGATTCAAATAGACGCGTTTCGTGAGTCTTTACGAGATGATGGATTGAACGAAGATGATATTGAGTATCAGGTATCACAGATAGGGGAACAAATAGATTCGGGGGCGTTGATGGTTGGGCGAATGGGCGGTGGGTTAGCGATATCAAAATTAATTGATGAATCAAAACGGCGGGATAAGGCAGATATTGCGAGGATGCCCGTGAGTGATACGACGCCAGAGGAAAGGATAAGAGCAGAAATACGACAGAGCATCGCGACTTTTGGTGAGGAGAAGGCGAAGTGGTTTAATGAACGTAAATATGAGAAGTTGGCGGAGTTAGATGCGGAATATGAGAGGGTTTTGGCACGGCGGATTGCGTTGGCGAAGGAGCAGGGCAGACCCGTAAATGAGAGTGCGATAGCGGCGATGAGGCGGCAAAGAGTGAAGGACACGGAAGATTTCGCGAAGTCGTTGAAAGGCGGTGCTGGGAGCGATGACGAGGACGACGATGATGAGAGCGTGGAGGAAATCGGCGTGATAGAAGTGAAAGTTGGTAAAGTGGCGTATTTAGTAGATGCTCCACCGATGAATGAAAACGGAGAACGTATTGGATTACCGCTGCCACCATACAAAAGAGCAATAGAAAGTCCAGTAGGGATAGGACACCGACGAGTATTTGACTCTAAAACAAAGGACGAACTGGGACTTTTGAAAGACCCTAAACTTAAAAAAGTTGCGATGGCGGTGCTTAATGCGGAAAAGGAGTGGAGGGAAGCGAACTTGAAAAAGTTGGGTTTTGAACGTGATGAAGATACAGACGGCAGTAGTGTAAGTAGTAGGGGTGGGGGCGGAGAACCCGATGATGACGAACTAGTTGGTGAGGGGGCTATTGAACTCACGCTTCTTACAGCAGGAATGCGGTTATTTAATCCGACGGGGGATAGGACGATGGCAAATAAACAGACATTCACGCCAGATTACGATGCTTATGGAGCGACCGTGGAACAGGGACGACTGAACGCATTTAATCTCTCGCGAAGTATGTATAACCAGCAACAGGCGATAGAATTACCCGATTTTGGTTTGATACAAGATAATACGTCATTACGGTTTTATTTGAAGGATGATGAGGATGTGATACTGGTGGGTATTCGCGGGACGGATGTGAAGAGTTGGACGGATTTATACACGTGGGCGGTGATTGGTGCTAAACAGGATTTTCGTATGACGACGCGTTTTCAAGATGACTTACAGAAATTACTGGTTTTTCAGAAGCAATATCCTATGACGGAATATTATTATGTTGGGGTGGGTTCATCTCTCGCAGGTTCAATCGCAGACCGCTTTTTGGATATGGGATTGATGGATGAGGCGATTACCTATAACCCGAGTATAGAGAAAAAGTATATATTGAATGGCAATATCCATAACCACCGTGTTTATTTGGATACCGACCCGCTGTTTATGTTGATGGGGCAATATTCACCGAATACTGAAATCCGCAAGAATGCTTCGGCGGCGAACTTTTACAACCCGATAAAAGAGAAGGACTTTTTGATTAAATCACATAGCATTTTTCCAGTATATAATCCTGCGTTTGAAGGGGGTGGTATGATGGGTGCGGGTAAGACATATACGATTGAAGAGTGGAAGGCGATTTTTGACGCGAAGTTAGAGAAGAAGCGTCAGCAGATAGAAGCGAGGGCGGCGAAGAAGAAGGATACGGCGAAGGCGAAGCGTGCGAGGGCGAAAGAGCGTCGGGATGAGCGAGCAGAAATACCCGATTTGGAGACACCGTTTCGAACCTCTCGGGTTATGAAAGCGACCCCTCCGAAAGAACGCGAACCCGAACCCGAACCAGAAGAGGAAATTGAGACTACAAAGTATAAGGTGGATGGTAATACGGTTTATGTGGAAGATGCTAGAGAAGGTTTGGCGTTTGATGTTAGAGGTGTATGGGATGATGAAGATGGAGGGAATTTTCTGGGACTTCTTCGTGATTTTAGAGAAATAGCGAAGAGGGTGCTGGCGAGAGAAAAACCGAAAGCACCGAGAAAACGGGCAGATAAAAAGTTGGCACCACCCGCCCCCGCGAGTGCTAGGGTTGAATTAAGGGAAGAGTTAGTGGCGGCGCAACCGAGAGAACCAGAAGGGCAATTCGCACAGGAAGCCGAACCATTACAATTGATAGTGTCGGAAATTGCGAAACAGCCACAGAGGGCATATATGATGATGCTTAAATCGCCGAAACTTACGGAGGCAGATAGACGACTATTGATGTCTTTACAGAGCCGAGAAATGGCACCGATGCGGAAAGTGAAGTTATTGGCGAGGAGCGGATTGGCGCGAAAACTGATGGAAATACTGGGTCTTGATGAGAGTGCTTTTCAGGGGCAGAGGGCGAGGATGAGAATAGCGGATACGATGGAGAAGCGAACGACTGGAAAGAAAGTGCGGGACGTCGCGTTGGCACCCCTTTTTGATTTGTTTGATAAACAAGAGGCAGGACTAATAAGGTTTTTGGCGGGAAAAACAGATAAGAAAGACGGTGAGAGTATATTGAGGTTTATTGATTATGTGGCGAAGAAGGTTGCTGATTGTGCGATTGGCACGTGGGTAGTGGCGGAGCGGATGCTATCATTTGGGCCGAGTAGTTGGTCGTGTGATGGGCGGAACGATATAATTGGAATTGAAGGGATGGTCGGGGAAAGCACGGGTGGAACATTTGCCGCATCGGCAACGATGTTTCTTACAGACGCCGACGAAAAGAATGTAACGTGCCTTGGATATGTGCGAGGCGAACCGAGATTTGGTTTAAATTTTGCTAGTGAAGAGCGTCGTGGAGAGCAGGGCAAGAGTATTGTAAATGAGAAGGGACAAATTGAGTATATACCACCTGTTAAAACAGATAAAAAGTTTTTCTTTCCACAGATAACGCGAGCGTGTATGGATATGATTGAAAAAATAGATGGGGTTCGCGGTTGTTCTATAGGGGAGAAAAGGGCTGGTATGGGAAATAAGAGGCGAAAAGAATGGCGGATAGTATGTGATGAGATAGAACCATTCCAGAAGAGATTGAAACCAGAACAGAAGGAAAGAATAGCGAAAGCAGAGAAGGAGAAAGCGAAGGCAATCGGCGCTCAAGTGGGGGCGTTGGTGACAGAATATAAAGACATTATACTTGAGCGTGGAGCGTTGTTAGTTGAACGAGTAGAGGCGTCGCTTACACCCGCGCAGTTGGAGGCGATAGAGGCATATGAAGTGAAGGTTTCAAAACCAGTAGTCATCGCGAAGAAGAAGAAGAGACTTGCGGAGGTTGAGAAAAAAATCGCTGCTATTCAGAGAATAGATATATCAGCGATGCGATATATGTTGCTCGACCCCGATGAAAGGAGGAGAGAGGATGAGGAAGTTGCGAGAATAACCCCGTTAAGAAGAGAACGAGATAAACTGAAGAGAGAAATCGCGGCATTAGAGAAATGATAATAATAATAAAAACAACTATCCAGATAATAAAATGACAACTATAACCGAAAGAGCGTATCCGACCTCCGAAGAATACCCCCTCGTCAAGGCCTTCACGGTGAATGACCGAAAACCTAGACTGATAGGTTCAGCGGGATTGAAGTCGCAATTATATACTGGTGATTATGATTTTACGATGGATTTATCCGACCTGCCGAGAGATATTATATTTACTGGCATAAACGACGTGATAAACAAAATCTCTCAAGACCCTCAATTGTATTTCGTTGAGTTTAAACTCCAGTCAAAGCGGGGGACGAAGCAACGCATATACCGAGCGGAGGAGTTCAATCACGCCTTTTTCGGCAAAATACCATTTAAAGACCTAGACTTTATGAAGGTGGATGTGGTTTTACGGAAAGAGGATAACGAGTTTTACGACGCGAGTTGTATGTATTCTCTCGGCGATAATGATACAGAAGTGGATGATTTACTGAAAGACCTAGAGCAAGAGTTCGGGGCGTTGATAAAGGAGGCGGCGTATTTCAAGGCATTAAAACGGCTTTTCGCGATGATGCGTTTAAGGAATGAAGACCCCGAAATGTCTATTGTTCTAGTCAATCTATTCAATTCGGAAGTAGGGAAATTGTATCAAGAAACAAGTCAAATGAAATCGGTTCAATCTCTCAAGTGGGAAAGTGTAAAACCACTCAAATCTCTCGCCGATGCGTTTTTCAAGAAGAAAATAAACAGCAAGGGGAGCATCACAAGAGGCAGGATTGATAACATTATAAGAGCAAATATGAAAGTCATCAATAAGGCGGCGAAGGATATATTATGTAATATCATCTGAATAATAATAAACACATTTTCATTCATTTATAATAGAAAAACTGTATTATAAATGTCGTTCAATATGGAAAAATGCGGGGCGGCCTTCGCACGGATACAGGGCGGTAGTAATGATGGAACAAAACTGTTTTTGGCTTCTGGCGATGATAAAGGACTAAAAGAGCGTAAAGTTCGTTCATTTTCGCGGGCGACGATACCCGATGGTGATGAGGGCAAATTCGTCCAGTCCATAAACCCTAAAACCGAAAGGCAAATCTGGTATGTAGTTGGCGCGTCGGGCAGCGGTAAGTCATATTATACGAAGATGATATGTAAAGAATACACGAAGAAGTTTCCAGATAGACCCGTCTATATGTTTTCCACTTTACCTGAAGATGTGAGCGTGGATGATATAAAAAACCTGAAACGCCCGAAGATAGATGATACACTCACGAGCGACCCGATTGATGCGAGCGAGTTCGCGGATAGTATGGTGATATTTGATGATTGTGATACCATCGCGAATAAAGCACACCGAAAAGAGGTTTTCAAGATACTAGACCAGATACTCCAGACTGGACGCCATCATAATATTAGTTGTGTTCTTACATTCCATTTACCGAGCGACCGCCAGACGACTCGCCAGATGCTAAACGAGTGTCATTTTGTCACGATTTTCCCTATGTCAGTTATGACGAAAAGCACGAAATATGTGCTAGAAAATTACATCGGTATTACACCGAAGATGATGAAAGAAATAAAAAAATTGAGTTCTCGCTGGGTCACGATTGCGAAGAACTATCCACAGGCCATTTTATCCGAGAAATGTGCTTACATTTTAGAAGACCCCGACTTGAAGGATGATGATTAGGGGGCTTCGCAGTCAGGGCAAATCACATTCCCGTCAAAATCCTCGGAGGCACCAACATCCCACTCCACATCTTTCGGTTCTGTCTTACCGCACACGCCACATACAAACCTATCCTCGTCGTCGTCTTCGTCGTCGCTTTCTTCTCCGCACTCCTCGCAGAGGGTATTGTTCCAGAGTGAGCGGATTTTCCTGCCTTGAGTTGAAACACCGCACTCACCACAAACGCTCCCGACGACGACTTCTTCGTCTTCTTCGTCCATATGAGCGTCCTTACAGTCAGCACAATACCATAAGTCGTCGTCCTTCTCCATATCAGTCCAGCAGTCGTCGTGTTCTCTTGAGTTTTCTTTGATGGCCTTACGGCAGTCGGCGCAGTTGAAGATTGTAGTCATATTGATTGTCTGTTGTGAAACTGTCATCCGCCGATAATGTGAAAATCCATTTCAATTTTTTTTGGATTGCTATGTTTCTCATCGCATCTTCTTTTTTCGTATCCGCAAAATCTCTCGCATCATCAAAAAAAAAGCGAACCACAGCGTCGCATTTAGTCGTCGTTTTCAAATATCCATTCGTCTTCTTCTTCGGGGTTTTTGATGACTTCGCCGTTTCCCACGAGCGTCGCGAAGCAGTCATCGCAGTAGCAGTATTGCTTCATTTCGCTTTCAACGACGTTGAATTCGCCGAGCAAGAATCTTTCGTCGCACCCTTCGCACTCACTCATCTCGTCGTCATCACGGTCGCGTCCGTCGTCGCTTTCGGTGTCAGGAGCGCCACGAGCGCCGTAGGAGCGTTGTTCGTCGTCGCACACGCTTTCTTCGTCTTCGGTTTCTTCGTCTTCTTCGGTGATGGCAGGGGCAGGGGCGGCGGTTTTGGCGACTTCGGCGGCGACGAGTGATTCGTAGTAGCGGTTGAATTCTTCATTTTCAATACGGTTTCGTTCGGCGATGATTGCTTCAATCTGGATGGCGTTCAATCCCTTATACTTACCTTCGGTGGCGACGAGGGTGTGTCTGTCGCAGGTTCTCTTGTTGTGTCCGATTTGGTGGCAAATGGAGCAGGTCATTTCGTTTGTTGTGTCTGGTGTAGGGCTATCATCCAGCAATAAGGAGGAAAATCATTTCAATTTTTTTTGGATTGCTATGTTTTTGGACGTATCATAGAAAACCTTGAAATTAATAATAAAAACAATATCGCAATAACGAATATAAAACACAAGTAAAAATCGTATGAGCGGAATTACGACTAGGGGGAATTTAAATTCGTCCGACCCCTATAATTTATACTACGACATTAACGTCGTGACGGATTATGACCCGACTTTGACTGGTGATACTGCCCCCCCTCTTACTTTTACGGAGACGCGTCAGAACCCTATTATCAGTTATCCAGAGGACTATCTACTTTCGGTTGTGCGTTTTACACTAGATAGCCCTACACTTCCTATTTGGTCGCCCGATGTGTTGTTAGGGGTGGGGCAGACTAACCCGAACAGATTGATACAGTCTTTTAGTATGAAAGTGGTGGATTACGCTATTCCCGCCGCCCCAGTCACTTATTCCGTTGCGACCCCTAGCAGTTGGATTTTTATTCCAGATGATTTGACTTTACCCGTTCCTATTGCGCCATTTCGGTTTCAAAATTTACAAGACCCCTATTATTATGTGTATGAGTTTTCACGAGCGTTGGCGATAATGAATAATTCCTTGAAGGCGACTTTTACTGCGATGAATGCGGTATTGGTGGCGGCAGCACAACCAGTCATAGGAAATGGAAACGGACAACCAGCGGAGATTTACCAGAATTACTGCCCCCAGATGACATATGACCCGAAGGCGGAGTTATTCACGATGAACTTGCCCCTTTGCCCTCCAGCAGACTCCACACAAAGCACCCCCTTTACTTATGACACTTACGACCAGAACTTACCTTTAGTGAATAACCTCGTCCCAGTCCCAGTCCCCCCGCAAGTTTTTACTGGACGCGTGATAGAGGTGTATATGAATACGGCTGCTTGGACTCTACTGAATTCATTACCTACGGTTTTTCAAGGAAACGACGCAGTAAATCTTGCTCGTGGAACCGAATACAAGATAGTCTCCTATAATAATCAATACCAGAATACTACTGGTGGAAGCAGGCCGTCATTCCCTTTAGTCCCGTTTGGAGCGACTGGTGCCCCTCCTACTTTACCAGCAGCAATCCCGCAGATATCAGTCCCACAGGAAAACAGCACCACGATTTTATGGTCGCCCGTCCAGTCCATCGTATTTTCTACATCGCTCCTACCCGTTCAAAATAGTCTGTTATCAAAACCAGTTATTTTTAACTTCTGGAATGGCCTAATTTCAAAACCAGTTGGCGGTAATTCAAATAACAACGTGACAGCACCAGTCCTAACGGATTTTGAATTACAGGGTGCGACAGGAACGTCATCACAGGTGCGGATTACATATACCCCGACGGCGGAATATCGTATGTTGGATTTGCGTGGAACGACCCCCGTGAGTGCGGTGGAAGTTTCGGTGTTTTGGAAGGACAAATTTTCAAATCTTCATCGGTTTCAGTTGGCCGCTGGATGCGTGGCGAGCATTAAGATATTGTTTCGCCGAAAGGATTTCTATAATGCGAGAGTTGATTAGAAAGAAACGACGAAATTATATATAAAAACAAACGAATAATACTAGCATAAAACAAATTTTAGTATGAGTTCAGCCGACTTTCGTAAAGTCCTCGTGGAGGATGCCAGAATGCGTGTGACCGACTCGCTACCCTTTGGTGTGGTAAAGTCGGGGCAGAATGTGACGACCCAGATTTATCCTTCTACGTCCCAGTCTAACGCGTCCCAGACATTTTCTATTCAGACCCCTTCAGAAGTGACGATTCTTGACCGTAATATCGTTTGGAAATCTACTTATAAACTGACTATCAGCGGAACCCCCGCCGCAGGTGTTTATCTTGTTGATTTAGGTAATCGTGATGCCCTTGCCCCCCTCCCCCTTCATATGAGCGCAACTACCCTTCAGGTTCAAGTGAATAACAACAGCGTTTCGGTTAATATCCGTGATGTGTTGCCGCAGTTGCTCCGTATGTATGGTGATGACCGCACTTTGTCCCGTTGGAACGGTATTTGCCCTCTTGCCCCCGATACCTATAAAAACTACGGCGACCAGTTAGGAGCGAATAACAACAGCAACGGCTCTTGGGCGCAGACTGCCGATAACTCCCTTTTGTCCCGTGGTGCTTTCAGTATTGATAGAATTCAGCAGATTCTCCCCGTGACCGCGGCGGCAAATTCGCAACTTATCGGTGATGGTGCCTCCCTCCGAACTGTTGAACTGACTTTCACTTCATTTGAACCCCTCTTTTTGTCTCCTTTTCATTTCGCAAATCTCTCGGCGAACCAGATGGGGCTGTATGGGGTAACTAATATGAATTTTATCTTTAACATTTCTGCGAATGCTAATCGTGTGTGGCGTTGTGGTGCGTCCGTGGCGCAAATCGCGGGCTACAGCGTCGCAATTACAGATGTCGCTGGCTCCGAACTCCATTTTCAGATGCTTACCCCTCACCCCTCGCAGATTCTCCCCTCGAAGAACGTGGTGGATTATGTTGATTTCCCGCGTTATTTGACTACATTCACTAATAACATCCCCGCCGCCGCCCTGTCTGCCGCGAATGTTTTAGTCCCCGCGACCCAGACTTTTTCAAGCAATAACATTCAATTAAATCAAGTCCCCGATATGTTGTGTATCGTTGCCCGAAAGCCGATGTCAGGGCAGACTAACCGTGATAGCGATAGTTTCTACCCCATTACTGGTATTACTATTAACTGGAATAACCAGTCTGGTTTGCTTGCTAACGCCACTCAAGAGACCTTGTTTCGTATGTCCGCTAAAACTACGAACCAGACTTGGCCTGAATTTAAGGGGTTTGCGAACAAATACGTCGCCCCCGCTACCGTCCCAGGTTCGTCTTATAATACACAGGCACAATTGGTTCAAACCGCAGGCTCTATTTTGGCTTTGCGTTTCGGACAGGATATCCCTATCGTCGAGGAATTTTATTCAGCGGGCAGCCTCGGGTCGTTTAATTTACAGTTCAATTTACAAATCCAGAATTTTGACACTACAAACCCCTTGGGAAATCAGGTTGAAATTTGCTTGATGTGTGTGAATAGTGGTCTGTTTATTACATCGCAGGGTGTTAGTTCTACTTACACGGGCATTTTGACGAAGTCCGATGTTCTTGCTGCTTCTGAAATGAAACCCGTGAGTGAGCGTCATCTTCGCCTGATTGGTGGTGTTGAGAGTTCTGCCGTCACGGGTGTTGCCGACATCGCCCCGAAGGCACAGGACGCGATTATGGACGCCGTATCCGCCGCGAAATCCGCACTCGGTAAAGGTGATACAATCAGCGGAGGTCGTATGAAATTGGCTTCTAGGTGCTAAATCCGAGAGAAATCAATCGTTTTTATGGTATAACTATGAAATATAGCATAAAAATAAAAATCTAATAAGGGTATAACAGAAATGAATACGGCATATAATCGGAGAATTGCTTCTGAAGTTGATGCGATTAATCATCGTGCGGCAAGGCACGCCCCCGCTAATTTTGTGGGTAAGGGGTATGGTTCTGACAGCGGAATTGATACACAATATCGGGATGTAATGGGCGCGGCCTATAACCACCCTCAAAATCTCTCGCGTGTTGAACGAGAGAATAGGGCGGAGAATGAACTGAAATATGGCTCTGGATTTATGGATGATTTGGGTCAGGCGTTTAGATACACGCCGATAGGGATGGTTAGCGACGCCGCACAGGGGCGGGACACCGTTTTTAGTGGAAGAGGATATTCTGGGATTTCTGGCGGGAATTATTTGGGCGGGAATTATTTGGGCGGGAATTCTTACGCAAAAGTTGGAGTGACGATGCCATTCCGAGAAGTGCCAGAGGCGGGTGTGATGGATTTCGCCGACCCGCTGAATGGTGAGGGGATGGCGGTGAGTGGTGGGAGGAGGTATCCGCAACATTCAGTCGTTCAAGTGGGTAATTCTGACGGTTCTGGAGAGCCACCGAAAGTCGGTTGCGCTTGGTATAATACGTGGGAGGATTTTAAGGGTGGCCGTAATCGTATGATGGATAGTAAGAAAATCGCTCGTATGACGAAGATGCCCGAAATGCCGACGGATTTGGACGATGATGAGATGCGATTTGTTGAGGATTTACTTTCAAGGAGTAAAAATGGTGCTGGTTATTATGGTGGTGCGTGGTATAATGACTGGGACGATTTCACGGCGGCGATTAAGGAGGGTTATGATGCCGTCGTGGGTGTCTGGGAAGATTACATAAAACCAGTTCTGGATGTCATCGGAACCCCTGTGAAGGATGCCCTAATTTCAAGTGGAAATCCTTATGGTGAGGCGGGTGGTGCGTTTTTGGAGTTGTTGGGTTATGGACGTGGCGGTAATATGGCGTTGGGTTGCGGTGATGGCGTTGGCGGCTTTCGTGACGATGGTTATGGAAATCCTTATGGCGAGGAAGGAAGTGGAATGGCGACCTGCGAAGATGTCAGGACTGGGATGAGTGGCGGACGAAGCGGAGGCACCGTCGGACGAAGCGGAGGCACCGTCGGACGAAGCGGAGGACGAAGCGGAGGAAATGTTGGTGTTTTTGCGAATGCGAAACCGATAAACGCGAATTCTCTCGGATTTGACCCGAAGTTGGAAGTGGAGCAATTAAACGCTGCGACTGGTTCAACTTCGTATGGAGATATGCCGACGAGCAATCCAGTCGGTTCTGGTATGGCGGTGAGTGGTGGAAAGAAGAGACGTCTGGTAAAAAACGTTAGTGGGGTATTCGCTGCCCCGACAAAAATGGGCGAGGGATACGTTGATGAGGATGGATATTATGTGACAACTCCGAGAGATTTGGAAAGACATAAACGCGAGAAATATACAAGTCTGGATGGGAATGCGGACGCTGATACTTTGAAGAATAGATTGCTTCAAGCAGGGAAGGATGTATTGGAAGTCGCTCGGCGAAACGCCCCCGAAATCGCGGAATATGGAAGGGATAAACTGTTGGCATATATCGGAGTTCATTTACCAGCAGAGTTTAGGGGTAAGGCGGAAGCAATATCATATCTAGCGACACAACCTTTTATTGATGAGTGGAAGGAGAAAATAAAGAAGGAGGTTAATAAGGACAAACCCCGTCTGGGTAGGGGTGTATTGAAGATAACTCACGGCGGAAAGAAAGTGTGTTCGTCAGATGGTAAAATTTGTGCTGGAATGGACGATTATGACGACCCGAAAATGAAGGGACTATTTGGAATGGGGAGGGGCGGTTCAAAAATGGAGCGTGAGGGATTGGCGGTGAGTGGTGATAACTCTATGGGCGCGATTGTTGCCGAAAGAGGGTTCAGTAAAAAATCGCAGAAGGAGGCGGCGGCCGTGGAGGATAAGGCATCCGATAATATGTGGGACGGCGAAAAGATGGAGAATGTTGCTGGGAGAAGTGGTAAGAAAATCAATAATCTTATTCTTCAAAGCGCAACAAGGGGTCAAAAGGGGGTCAGTCAGGGCGGAGCGGGATATGGTGGTTCGCATCCACTAACGCAGACGAATAACCTTCAGGCGGTATATGGTGGTGGTGGAGAGAAGTCGGGACTGAAACGCAAGGGACAGGCAAACGCCTATTCACAACTCACGAAGAAGATAATGGCGGAGAAGGGGATGAGATTGGGCGAGGCATCGGCGTATATCAAGGCAAATGGATTGTATAAAAAAGCATAATCCGAGAGATTGAGAGATTATTATAATAGACGAAATTTGTAATAAAAACAAAAGTATAATTCTATTATAATAAAATGAGTAATCGTCATCGCGGAACGGATAGCGACCGTGCTATGAGGAGCAGGCAAGTCGCCGAGGCGTTAGGGGAGGACGCACGAGCATCACAGAAGGCATTTTTACTGAATTTCCCTTTCGTTCAGCAGAATAAGGAGGAGTTTCTCCGACCCGACGAGTTGGATAGAAAGACGCAGTTTGAATTGAGTGGATACTTGGATAAGATGGCATCGGCGTTATCACAGGCGGTATCAGCACTCGCAATACCAGCGGAGGCGGGTAAATTGACGCAGGGCATCAGCGAATTTCTCTCGTCATATAATCGGGCAACGGCATATGTTCGTCTATACGGACGCACAGGCAAATTATCAAGTCGGGAGACGCAGGGGATACAGGAGAAGTTTGACTCGGTAAAACCATCTTTAGAGGAGATATTAAACGCACACGCGGCAGGCAACCCTATTCCAGAGTTCAGGGCGGTATTAAACGCGTATGATAATATTCTTAATCAAGACCTTCGTCCAGTTGATTTTTCACCACCACTTAATATTCCACAAGCACAACCACAAGCAGGCCAACCAGCGGGACAACCGTTTATACCGATTGTTGGCCCTCAAGCACCGCGCCCTCAAGGGGTAGTGCTTCCAGCACAAGCACCGCCGATACAGCCAGCACCAGCACCCGCTCCACCACCAGTAGAACCACCCGCCGACGTGCCAGACGCGTTATTGAACGAATGGTTGATTGAAGACGGGCAACCTCCAACCCCCCAGACGGCGGCAAATAAGAGGGCTATCGTCGTAAGAATGAGGACGTGGATTAGAAATAATAGACCAGACATATCACCAGACGGAACAGGGGCGGCGGCAAATGCGTATTTAAATAGAGAACTCCAGCGACTGAATCAGGGGCAACCATCAGCACGGGAGCGATATGACGCTCAAATGGCAGCGTATAATCAGGCACAAGGGCAACGGGTAGCACAACCACCAGCACAACCGCCACCACCACCAGTCGCCCCGCAACAACCAGAACCAGTAGAAGAAAGGCGACGTGCCGCGACGGAAAGGAGAAATAATGGAATAATCGCCACGTTAGAAGGAAACAGACAAGCATTATTAGTGGCACAGGCAGCACTTCAATTACGACCAAGGGGGCAAGGACTCCAAGATGCCGTAGATAGGGCGGAGGCGGGGGTGCGTTTATATGAGAGGAGGATGACGCAGTTTAATATCCCTGATGTGCCGTATGACGTGAATATACACGGACAAGCAATCGCTCGTCTTGATGGCCGTGGTATGTATGGAGGTGTATCCGCGAATATGGCGGGAATGGACGAGGAGTATCTAGATTTGAAATTACACGATGGTTTCGTAGAAAGAGGCAACTGGAGTGGAATGATGAAGGCAGTCCAACAAATGCCAACACACCCTTACGGCGCAGGAATAGAAGCGGAAGAGGGTGAAGAAATGCCGATAGGTGTATCTGGTTCGTCGCATCGTGTAGGATTTTATGATGGCGGAGACTTGATGTCGTCGGATGAAGAGCCAGAGGAGGAGGCGGAGGATGATGATATGTATGACCGAGAGATGGCGGGACGCGGGCAGTTAGACGACGTCGCCGAGAGAATACAGGCGAATAGGACGAAGTCCGAATTGAATGTGGCAAAGGGGGGTGCTAAAAATATGAAGGAGATGTTGGCAAAATTGAAGATGAAGATTAAGTGCTATTAAAAAAAAGGACAACCCCTAGTCCTGTAGTAATTTATCACAAAGATTAGTTTTTC